TAAAATAAAGCATTAGTACAAGCCCTTGCACGTATCATAAATTAAATGTTTGTTAGTCAACTAAAGGCAATGCCAGGGGTAAAATTAAACGTGGCAATACGGGGCAATATCAAGCCTTGTATGATGTCCACGCCTTTGTGATATATAACCCTGTTACCCATAGGGGTATTATCCTGTATATACGCCCTACCCGCCCACCCTTTTGCGAGAAGAACTCACGCGGGGAAACCCACCTCCAAGTAAAATTCAACATTTTCCATTCTACATTAGAGTATTCCCTAATATCGGGCTAAGTGTGTACTCTTCACCAGGATGCGTATAGGAGGTTTGTCAATCTATATATCTCTAAAGAGATATACACTATGAAATAGTTACTTATTGGTCTAATTTTATGGTATAATAAGTATATTATTTATACAGCATACTACGTTAACAACTTCTGCATAACAATCATTATATCAGATGCGATATCGGGGTACAGTGTCCACACATAGTTACATTAAGAATGTGCATTAGTAACACTTTACTTTACAAACTAACATCAATAACAACTAATGAATAAACAATCAGAATTATAACTAACGTAGTAGAGATATAGTTAATATAATATTTATTGTCATAAAGGTTAATGTCAATCTGGTTTTATGGTATAATACTACTATTGAAATATATTATTTTTAATAAATTATGAGTAAGCCTAATCCTCCTAAAGTGTCAAAAGAAATAATTGCCAAAGCTCAGTACAAAGCTGCTGCTAAGACTGGCAAACTTCCTAGTGATATTATTATTGAAGTAGAAAGGAAGAGAGGTCCTGCTACTAGAGGCAACTCTATATTGTCACAAGCTAAGGGTGGCAAGAAATCAAGACTAGGTAAGAATAAGTATAATCCTACTGATGATGATTATGGTAAGGTAGAGGAAATGGTCACAATAGGATTGGACCAACACACTATTGCTAAGATAATGGGTGTCTCTATAGCCACCTTAGTAAAGTATTATAGACATACCTTGGATACAGCTAGAGAGAAGAGAACGGCTAGTGTAGCAGGTGTGGCTTATAAGATGGCTATGTCTGGTGACTCAGCTAGTATGACTACATTCTGGCTTAAGACACANGGTGGCTGGACACCTAAGCAACATATTGTACACGAAGATAGAAACTTTGATATNAGTTGGTCTGAGGATGAAGAGGATATAGCTGATGCTAACAGAAGAGAACCTACTATCCAGTAATGCAGGATAAGAGGGAGGAGAAACGTAAAGGGATTGTAATACCTTATACGCCCAGAGTATTACAAGCAAAGCTACACAACGAGTTAGCTAGATTTAATGTTGTAGTTTGTCACAGAAGATTTGGTAAGACTGTATTTGCTATTAATCAAATGATTAAGTCAGCTATACAAGACTTACAGTTAGGTAAGAAAGCACCAAGATATGCATACTTAGCACCGCTATTTAAGCAAGCTAAGACTGTAGCTTGGGATGAATTAAAGAGATTGTTGTATGATTTCCCAGATGTTAAGTTTAATGAGGCTGAGCTAAGGGCTGACTTTATGGGTGCTAGGATACAACTATATGGTGCAGATAATCCTGATACTCTTAGGGGTATATACCTTGATGGTGTCATCTTAGATGAGTATGCCCAGATGAACCCTAAGATGTATAGTGAGGTTATAAGACCTGCACTATCAGATAGGAAAGGTTGGGGTATCTTTATTGGTACACCTAAGGGTAAGAATGAATTCTATGATATTTACCACACAGCTAAAGAGAAGAAGGGCTGGAAGAGATTCTTATTCAAAGCATCTGAGACTGGTATATTAGATGATGAAGAATTAGAGATGGCTCAGCAAGATATGGCTGAGTCTGAGTTTGAACAAGAGTATGAGTGTAGTTGGTCTGCAGCACTGAGAGGTGCATATTATGCCAAAGAGCTGGAAGCTGCTTATGATGAGCAACGTATAGGTAAAGTACCTTATGACCCATCTAAGCAGGTTATCACAGCCTGGGACTTAGGCGTATCTGATAGTACCTCTATATGGTTTGCACAATATGATGGTAAGGCAATTAACTTAATTGATTACTACGAGAACTCTGGTGAGGGATTACCCCACTATATTGATTTATTAAATCAGAAAGGTTATAATTATGGTGCACATATAGCACCACACGATATTGTAGTAAGAGAATTTAGTACAGGTAAAAGCAGGAAAGACTTAGCATATAGCCTAGGTATTGAATTCCAAGTTGCACCTAAGTTAAAGGTTATGGATGGTATTGATACTGTCAGAACTACCCTTAATAGATGTTGGTTTGATGAGACTAAGTGTCAGAAAGGTATAGATGCTTTATTACAGTACCGTAGCTCTTATGATGATAAGAAGAAGATTTGGTCACAGAAACCAGTACACGACTGGACTTCACACGCAAGTGATAGTTTCAGATATTTATGTAATACAGAGGTAGTGTTCACAGGGAACGACTCTGCTTGGAGTAAGGAATTACCTAAGCAGGATTTAAGTTGGGTAATATAATAGGAGAAGGGAATGAATCCGAAGTGGCTAGAAAATAAGATTATTGAGATGTCAGAAGACATTAGAGAACTAAAGGAATTGCTGAGAGCAGTAGCTAAAGCACCAACTAAAGGTACAAAGTAAATATGAAGATGACCAAGAGAGAACTAGCCGCCCACGTAGAACAAGAGATTCAAGGTGCTCTTGGCTATGGTGATGGTAAACTAACTCGTCAGCGTACTGATGCTATGGATAGATACTATGGTAAGAAGTATGGTAATGAGCAAGAAGGTCGTTCTCAAATTGTCACACGAGATGTTGCTGATGTAATCGAATGGATTATGCCAAGCCTAATGAAGATATTCACAGGTGGTGATAAGGTAGTACAGTTTGAACCTCAAGGTCCTGAAGATGTAGAGATGGCTAAGCAAGCTACTGACTACACTAATTATGTTATTATGAAACAGAACCCAGGCTTTAGTATTATCTATAGCTGGTTCAAAGATGCTCTATTACAGAAGAACGGAATTGTCAAGCACTTCTGGGATGATACTACAGAAGTAACAAGAGAGGAATATAAGAACCTCACAGAAGAAGAATTTACTTCACTACTTATTGATGATGATATCGAAATAGTAGAGCATACAGCAAATGGTACAGAGGAATTAGTTGAGGGTCAATTACCACAACCTATTACTCACGATGCTGTAGTTAAAAGAACAAGAGAGAGTGGTCAGGTTTGTATTGAGCCTGTACCACCAGAAGAATTCCTAATTAATAAGTACGCAAAGGGAATCGAAGATGCAAGATTTGTTGGGCATAGAGTCAAGAAAACTAAGTCTGAGCTATTAGCACAGGGCTATCCTAAAGCCAAGTTGGAGAGAGCATTCTCTGCACAAGAAGCTGAATGGAAGTCTGAGAGATTAGCCAGGTTTGATTATGATGGTGACTCTAGTTATCCTAATGGAGATATTGATGATGGTGTTTGGGTAACTGAATGTTATATCAGGGTAGACTTTGACAACGATGGTATAGACGAATTAAGAAAGATAACGAAGGTCGGAGATGAACTATTAGATAATGAGGCTGTGGACAGTGTTCCCTTCTCCTCCCTTACACCTGTTCCAATGCCTCATAAGTTTTATGGTTTGAGTATTTATGACTTAATCTCTGACCTTCAACTAATTAAGACTACCTTAATGCGTAACTTGTTAGACAATATGTATCTAACAAATAATGGGCGTTATGAAGTAGTCGAAGGTCAAGCCAACTTGGATGACCTTATGACCAGCAGACCTGGAGGTATTGTAAGAGTACGTACACCAGGTGCTGTGTCACCACTAGCTACTCCACAGCTAGACCAGAACTCCTTTAATATGCTGGGCTATTTAGATAGTATTAGAGAAGAGAGAACTGGTGTTAACAAGAACAGTATGGGGATTGGAGATGGTGGCTTAAAGTCACACCAAACTGCTACTGGTGTAGCACAAGTAATGACTGCAGCACAACAGAAGATTGAATTGATTGCTAGAGTATTCGCAGAGACAGGTATGAAGGACCTTGCCAATAGTGTGTACCAATTAGTACAGAAGTTTGAATCGCCTGAGAAGATTGTCAGACTAAATAATAAGTGGACTACTTTATCCTGCTGAATGGAAAGAGAAGATGGACTGTACTGCACAGGTAGGTCTAGGCTTTGGTAATAAGGATATGAACCTTATGCACTTAGGTCAACTAGCTCAAACTATACAGATGGTTGCACAACACCCAGCTGCTGGTATGATGATTAAACCTAAGAACGTATATAACTTAATTGCTGAACAGATTAAAGCTATGGGTATGAAGAACGTAGAGGACTTCATTACAGACCCAGGAGACCAAGAACCACAACAACAAGGTCCTAGTCCAGAAGAACAAGCTAAGCAAGCAGAGATGCAACTTAAGGCAGAAGAACTTAAGATTAAGATGCAGAAACTACAAACTGAGTCAACTCTTAAACAGAGAGAGATGGAACTAGATGCACAACTAGCACAGCAAGAGCTTGAACTTAAAGCATCAGAAGCCCAAGTTGATATGCAAATCAAAGCACAAGAATTAGAAATTAAGAAAGCAGACTTAGCTCTCAAACAACAAGAGTTAATTTTAGAAAGGGAGCAAGGAAGACCAGTTCGAATAGGAGATGATTAAATGGAGTGTTGTAAGGACTGTGGTGATTTATTAGAGCTAGGTGATAACTGGCGTGAATCCTCTAAGAAGATACAGCACTATGTATGTAGCCCTTGTGTTACTAAAAGAACTACACAGAACAGAAGAAACAAGAAGTTAGAAGCAATACAGTATTTAGGTGGTAAGTGTTTAGATTGTGATGGTGTATTCCACTCATCAGTTTATGACTTTCACCACTTAAATCCAAAGGAGAAGGAGTCCAAACCGTCAGCCCTATTTGGGAATAAGTTTGAGACATTAAGGAAGGAGTTAGACAAGTGTGTATTACTATGCAGTAACTGCCATAGGATTAGACACAGCGGTAGCTTAGTATAAGCTAT